TGCTAACTGGTCGTAGGTTGCGTGTATATTGTTAAATATAGTTCCTTTTGTTCTGTTGTCTATTCCTTCTCTAATAAAATCTGCATTTAATCCTGTCTGCCAGTTTCTATGTTGGAATAAAAATCTTTTGTCTTGTTGAGCTAACCATGCTCGTGTTACTGATATACCTCCGCATTTAGGTATATGTATATAGCACCATTTCTTATCATGCGCGACCACTTAATATATCCTCCATCATTTCTTCATAGATAGGTCTAAACTCTTCTAGTGTTGGGTATTCTAAATATACTGTGCTCTCTTGGTTGCTATATACTATTTCTGCACAATGAATGTGCCATGCGTCTTCGAGTTGTTTTTCTGTGTATAATATCATAAGTCGTATGTATCTTCCCCTGTTGTCATTGTTTCCTTTAGTTCTGACTTTTCATCTGGGTCAAGGGCAGTGTGAGGCCCAATCTTTAGGGTTTCCCAGTTCATTTCTGAGGTAAAGTTTTCTGCGGCTCCGTTCCTCATCTTATCACACTTAAACTTAATACAAGGCTCTTCGTCTCCCCAATGCTGTATGCTGTAAGCAGCATCCACAGCATCCAAGATTCCTTTTGAGAATCTTGCCTCTCCTTTCTCATTAGTCTGGAAAGCGGAGAGAACTAGAACTTTGCTCTCTTGTGCGAGAGATTTGAGACCCTTTGAGATCTCGATTTGCTCGGTCCAATCATATTGTCCTGAACGATTTGGTGCGTTATGGCGTTTCACTTGGTTTAGATAGTCAACTATTACTACGCCCAAGTTTGGTAACTGGGCTTGCTTTTGTCTCACTACACTAATTATCTTAGCCAGTGTAAGGGATGGGTCGTAATGAATGTCTATGAGAGGTTGTCCTTCTTTCAGTCTGTTTCTACTAAGTTCGTAATGGAACTTGTCGAAATCTTGGTGGTCTTGCCACTTCTGATAGGATTCCTCTCCACTATTAAATCTAGCAGCCCACCATTGAGCAACTTTATCCCACTCCATTGGAGAAAGATTCTTTGCTTTGATTCGCTTACTAGGAACACCTGTCTGAATACCACAGATTCTCTGCAACATTTGTCTAGTGTCCATCTCAATAGTAAAGTATAGAGCTGACTTGCCTTTGTCTGTGGCAGCAGCTGCGACATTACAACATGTAAAGGACTTACCTCCACCACGCTGTCCACCTATAACCACCAAATCCTTGGGAGAGAATGTGTAGTCCAGGTCGTATTCTTGATTGAGCCCGAGCGGTAAAAACTTTGCTAAGTCCTCATCACTATCGAAAAGCTCTACGGTTTCCATATTGTCTGCTTCATCGTTGGTATCAACGCTGTCTTCTACTTGCACGACAATCTCTTGGAGTAGGTCTATGTTTTCTCTAGCATCTGATATTGCTACTTGTGTGTCAACATAGTTTTCGATTTTCGATAATATCTCGGATTGAGTAAATTGATTCTTCAGATAGTCTAATAGAATTATAGACTCGACATCTGTTTCAACTGTTTCTATTGCATATATTTTTTCTTGTAAGTCACGCGAACGGACTTCTAGCTTTAAATCTTCAAAGCTAGGTAAATTATTGTACTTGTGAACATGCTTGTCTACTATTCGCCACAGTTTTCGGTACTCACCTTCTGGAAAATAGTGTTCTTTGAGACCATTCCATGTCTCAAAATCGCCATTCGCAAGTATCTGCTTGAGTAATGCACTCTCTAAAGTCAAATTGTCTCTCCCAAAACAAAGTTAATATATACAAAAAAGGCGAGGCAATCCAAGGGACTGCTCGCCTGAGATAGAAATAGATTAGCCTATTTCTTTTTTAGCAGCGCCGTTATAGTCTGCGCACTGAAGACCTCTTCTTGTAAGCATTGTTTTCACGCCTCTTACAGTCTTGCCGATTTCATCAGCAATTTCTTCAACTGTCATGCCGTCAATGTCGACACCAGCTAAAGGGTCAGCTTTGCTTGAACCTTTGGTTTCTTTCTGCTTAGGAATAGCATTGATTTCTCCTGCTCTTAGAAGAGATAATGCTTTACCTCTGATTGAGTTTACACTTCTGCCTAGGGCTTCAGCGATGTCCTCAATAAACGCACCATCATTTACTAATGATACGAATTGACCTTCCTCTTCCTCGTTGTAAGACTTAACAGTCTCAACTTTAGGTGCAGGTTTAACATGTTCTGTTAACTGCATAGAAAGGATTTTACCTTGAATTGACTTAGCACTGAAGTGCCCGCCTTCAAAGTTTGATGCAATTTCAGCATATGTGTATACGCCAGAATTGTCTTGCACGAATGTGCTAAGAGTTGCTTCTTGCTCATCTGAAAATGATTTAGAAGCAGAAGCTGAAGCTAATTCAACTTCGTAACCCATTTTTCTTAACTTAGAACTAACACTTCTTACTGAAGTTTCTAATTCATCAGCTGCATTAGCAACTGTGTCTTGTGAGATTGGGGACTCACTTCCTACAAAATCAACAAGAGATTGTGTTCTCTCGTCTGTCCATTTAGGTAATGCCATTTTTATTTTCCTCTATCAAATGTTTAATATTATTAATTATTATAACACCTCGGTCACGAGCTGTTTTCGTTTTTGCTGACTCGATTCCACTCTCATTTATAAGATGAGTGCAGTCCTTCGTCAATGAACTCTTTACCGCAAAGCCATATTCATTTAGAACTTTAGTGGCGTGTGCCTTAGTCGGATATGACTTTAACTTACCTGATATGCAAACAACTCCTATGACCTCTTTTTTCTTTACTATTTTATTATTCCATTTGAAAGGTAGTGTTGTCAAGTATTGATTAGGGTAGAATTCTGTTTCTAACCACTGAATTAAGTTAGCTGATGCTTTTGGTCCGATACCTGCCTCAGTACAACTTTTCTCGCTAATATCTTCGATGTGTGATATTCTATCGCATAATTTTTGAGAAGCCGACCGACCAATAAGTGGTATGCTGAAAGCTGGTATCAAATCTACCAACTTACTTTGTTTTGACTTTTCAATCTCAACAAAGAGTTTCTCAGCTAACTTTGTACTTCCTAATCTTTCTTCTATTTCAGATACTGTAAGTTCATAAAGTTCTGCGTAGTCTTCGATCTGCAACTTTGTTAAGGTTGCTGGTCCGAGTCCTTTTATCTTAAGAGTCGAAGCAAAGTGTTCTACTTTTTTATCCCACTGTGCTGGACAAGTAATGTCCTCACAAAACAACTGGTCATTGCGGTATACTAATATACTAGCGCAACAAGGACAGTTAGTTGGTGGTATAATCTGTTTCACTTAGCTTCTCTCTCCAAAATATACATATATTATAGACGAATTTTGAACTCGTGTCAAGAACTATTTTTCGAGTGCTAGATAAGATTTTTGGAAACAATTTTTAATTGTCCTCGCCTTCATAAATGTGAGTGTCCTCAACCATGTTGCGATTGTTCCACTGCCAGCACAAAGCTTTCCATTTCTTAACTAAAGACTTTATCCAGTTTTTTATCATATATATCTCCAATGATTCTCTTTGCCATCAACCTGTGACCTTCCTCTAGTGGATGGTCTTTCGGTCCGAATGGCACCTTTTCTCTTTTACACATATCATAGAAAGCTTCTTCTTTCATGTGGGGTAGTTCATTGAGATAGTCTTTTAACTTCATATGAGCTACCTCCCACAAGTTATTAGCGCCTTCCATTCTTTGTTCGTCTAATGTTTTTAGGGTGGGTTGTATCTGTCCATCGGACAAATTGTAAAATAGATATGGTATGTTCTTTGATTCTAAGAAATACTTTATACTTATCATATGATTCAATGTAGTTATAAGATTGTATCTCATAGAACGCACTTGTGTAGCCCAACCCTGTATGCCGTTCCACTGCTTCAATGTCATGCGTGGATGAAAGTGTGTTTCTGATTCTTCACTAACTTTTAAATTTTTCTTATCAAACTTATACTTTATCCAAACTGCACTTCTCCATGCGTTGTGGTCGTCAAGATACTCAAATCTATTTATTCCTGACCAAACAATGATGACTAGCTTTGCTGGGTTTCGTATCATGTCGTCCATGGTTGTTCGCCATATTCTGTCATTACTTCCACCAATCTTAGCATTATCCCACCAAGGTTGACCAAATTCTTCACTAACAATGTTAGCAAAGATATCACGAGGACGGTTAGGTATCTCCATTCCTCTAACAAAACTACATCCGTTCCAGTAAATCAAAATACTCTCACTCCGTAGTTTGTCTGAAATCTATCAGCGTCCGTTCTAGTATTTACCATTGGTTCGCCTTTAATATTCAAACTTGTATTTAGTAACATAGGTACTCCCGTTCTCTCGTAATATTCTTCTAGTATGGGTCGCAGTGCTGATTTAGAGCTAGGTTTGACCACCTGAACTCGTGCCGTTCCATCGACATGCGTGACGGAACTGTAGTCGTGTTTTGCTTTTGCAACGAATTGCATGTATTCGTTTCCGTATCCTTCAAAATATTTCTCATAATATTCCTCGAGGATTGCGGGAGCAAAAGGACGAAACTTTTGTCTTCGCTTAATACCATTGACTGTATCTTTAATATCATAACGAACATCACCAAGCAGACTGCGATTCCCGAGGGCACGAGGCCCAAACTCTGCTTTTCCATTTGCTACTCCTACTACTTTTCTTTTAAGTAGTGTATCGACTACTAACTTAGGATTAATACTTCTACTAATGTTATGTCCTAAGAAAGTATCTTCGAATTTTATTTTCTGTTTAGTTTTTGCAAGTATGCAACCTAATGCACTACCTGCATCGCCTGGGTTTGGAAATATCCACATATTGTCAAACTTAGGACGAATCTTACTGTTTGCTACACAGTTTAACGCAACCCCACCAGCATACGCTACATTTGGCCCGTACTTCCTTGCTTTTGCAAAGATGTTTAGTAGTTCCATTTCTAGATGAGCTTGTGCTGACGCAGCTATGTCTTCTGGGGTATGCCAAAACCACTTGCTTCTCTTGAAGCCACGGTGACAGTTCTGATGTAATTCTTTCTCCATGTTGATACATACATCTCCAAAGGCAGCCATGCCCATAGTAATATACTCATCTTCATTTGGTTTTAGTCCTATTCGTTTCGTGATTGCACTATAGAATAAGCCTAGTGACCATGGATATTGTTTACTCCATACTTTGCAGCCGTCTACCCATATACTTGCTGTATCAAACTCTCCAATAGCATCGATTACAACCGTGCTGTCAGGAGTGAAAGGGCAAGAAAAATAAGCAGCGGCAGCATGGCTTTCGTGATGAAGTATATTTCCATGAGTATACGGTCTGCACGGCGTTGTTTTTGCCATTCCGTACATCTCTCGTCTCGCATTCTTGATACTAGAATATTCATAAAAAACTGTTTCATCATAATTAAATTTCCTTTTTAATGTGTCAAAATGATAACCTGGTATGGTCTTGTCATTTTTGACACGAGTTATTCTCTCTACTTCTGTTGCGTAGATAATTTTATCGCCTTCAACCACAGCGTATGCTGCATTGTGAAAGCCTTCGCTAATCCCTAAATATCTCATTCTTTTTCGGGAATACCTCCAAGATTTTGCTATCCATTGAGAAACACTCCGTATGTCCGCCAAATTTATGCTCCGTTTTATGTCTATCGTTCTGAAACTGGTTGTGTAGCTTTTGCTCGAATCTCCAACAATCGTATAGACTCCCCTGCCACAACCTCTGTATTCTGATGTCGTAGTTTGTGAAGCCACGCCCTCTTCGCACGGCGTCTTTGAAGGTTCGCCCTTTTGCGATTCCTACTTTTATAGTTTCTCGTTCCCATGTTTTCATATTCACCAATATAATACCATACAGTATTCCATCCCTATCTTTTTCTTCAGGGTAGTTCTTAAAATATGTTTCGTTGTATATTCCCCCAGCCATTAAAAGAATGTCCTAATTATTTCCCAACATTCTTTCTCAGACTTTTTGAAGTCCTGTAAAGGACAACGAAACGGTTTATCTTTTCTTCTTATTGTCAAGTTGTTTTTAGTTTCCTTGTCAAATATGTGTAATCTTGTTATGGTTTGTTCGGGACACTTCACTCTGTGAAAGGTATCTGCTTCGCTGATATACCATGCACCCGCTGGGAGTGAGTATGTACCGTCTGGTGTTATATGTATGTTTTCTTCTATTACATTTCTTCTGAAATGTGGATGTATGCAGTTGGTTTCCACTATCTGTAGTGAACTGTTTGCTGACCTTTCCCACTTGCATACTTCGTTGACTAGTCGCCCTCTTATTATTTGAGACTCAAATCTAATCCTATGGGTATGAAAATCATTCACTTCAACAGGTGTAAGGTCAGGGCAATAGAAGTTCCATCTAACTCGCTTGTTAGATTCGTGTAGGAATATAAATCCTAATCCGCTGTACTCAGGTTTAACTCCCCAAGATTTTAACTCATCTATCACTTATTTTGTTCCTCAACTGTGTTGTTGAAAAGGAATGTGCTCTACTCGTATAATATACTTCGTGCAATCCTTTTCCTGTGAAATGTTTATCTACCCAATCTTCTCCAACAAATCTTATGTTTATTGGAGTTGCCTCTAGTAAATCTAGTAGGCTTTGTTCTGTGTCGTAAGGTATGATTTCATCTACATACTTTACTGCTCTTAGTTGGACATATCTTTCAAATACTGACTGAATAGGTTGATTCTTCTCTTGTCTGTCTATGCTAGGGTCTGTTTGTAATCCTACTATCAAGTGGTCACAATTTAGCTTTGCTTCCTTTAGCATAACGATATGTCCTGCGTGAAGCAAATCAAATGCTCCACAAGTAAATCCTATTCGTCTATCCATTCTTGTCTTGGTTTATGTTTCTTAAATGTTCCTTCTTGTTGTTTGTAAACTGATTTATTTGCTACTTGTACTGCGTGTCTCCACTCAATACACTTGGTACATTCTCCACATGGAGTGTAGCCACCATCCTTTCTTTTCTTTATCTTAGCAACCAGCTCTGGGTTTCTATGAACTGAAGGATAGCAATACCATATATTGTCTTTTGCGAACTCCCATAAGTTTTTTGCTATCATTGACACTACTTCTGATTTGTATAGTGTTTCATATGGGAATATGTTTATAGGAGCGTTCATTACTTCTTGTGCTGATACTCCATGTAAATCTAACTGAAACGACCTCTCTGCTAAGTAAGCTCGTATAGGAAATCTCAGTTGTAATCTCTGTGCAAAGGAATCCTCTGCGTTTGCTCCCCATACTAAGTATTTCCACTTGTTGTCTGGGTTTCCAAGTAATAAAGTTGCAGCAGCTGACATATGTTGATTGACAGCTAATGCTAGAGTTACTTGTTGTGGCAACTCATTTCTATCTACCACTAATGGTATGTTGAAAAAGTCACACTGTTTCTGAGCATAGTGTAACTGTGCCTCTTTTGCTAGATGATTCTGTGGGTTGTTGTATAGATGTAATCCTACTGCGTTCAGACCATTCTCTTTTGCCCACCACAAAGCAGCGAAGCACTCAGCACCGCCACTTACATTTACGATAGTATCAATAGATTTGTCTAAGCTTTCCAATTCTCTTTGCCTCTCTAGCTGTTACTTTCCTATTACAATTTGTGCATATAGGATTTGCACTTCTATTACCATATAACAACTGTGTTCTTATCTTTATTAGTTCTTCGTTGTTATTCCATACATCAAAGAAGTTATCATGTGCAATGTTGCCATATACATTTGTGTCTGTCCAATCATTACAACATAACTGTATAGTTCCGTCATGATGTATCCACCCTTTACTTGCTGGTAATACGCAAGGTGTGTTGATTTCACTTCTATCTGTTGCGATTCTTTCGTATAATTCAG